GTTAGCTGTTCCGAATGGCTTTTTAGTCGGCTCAGGTGTAGCAGATGCAAACTTTTCAAACACGCTGAAAGTTTCTTCTACTTTGCCCAACACATTGATAAGGGCGTTTTCGAGGGTGGCTATTTTAGCAGCCAGTTCCTCATTGGCGGCACGCAGAGCGTCAAATTGTTCCAAGCTTGCGAATTGATTTTCAACCTCAACTTCCTCAACGGGCATTGCTTTCTCTTCGATAAGTTCAACAACTCCGTCTTTGGTAGTTACAAGCAGTCCGTCGGTAGTTTCGTGAACCCCATCAGGAGCAGGCACGATACCCTCTTCGGTTTTTACTGACAGCATACTGCCAGCATTCAATTCTTCACCGTCAAATACTACGATTGTGCCGTCAACAAGTGTCAACTCACCAAACGCAGCTTCAACGGTTTCAGCAGGAACTTCGCTAAAACGCTGCTTAACTTCGGCCATAAAAGCCGCAAGTCCGCTCTTCATTTCTGAAAGTTCTGTTTTGAAATCCATACCCTAAAAGGTAGGAAGCCAAAAACCTATGCAAAATTTTTCAGCATGTTGATTATTTCGCGCATTTCCGCAATCAACATTGTGTCGTCTTGTTCCATGTCGAAAAAGCCCTCAACACTAAACCCTTTCCATTCGCCTGCCTTTACTTTTGCCCACAATTCATCATTATCAACAAGGTAGGTCAGGAACCAGCTGCCGTCTTTTGCATCCTCATAGCCTTTTGGTGGCATTACACCACGCTTACGGTCAATGAAGTAACTCTCAATCATGTGAACACCATTCTCAACGGGTGTCTCGTGGTCGGTATTTACCGCCTTATAGAAATTTTTACGCACAAATTTTTTGGCAATAGTCCAGATGGTGGGTGCATCAAAGGTCACATAATACTCACCCCTTACATCATCATAGCGGTAAATGGGTAAATCAGCCAACATAGCTGGCCCAGTCACGATACGCTTTTCCTCATCCTGCACACTGTATGCTTGCTTCATGTCGATTTGCTGGAGTTTACGTTGCGCCCATTCGATGCCCTCATCACCACCCCACGCCAACCACATTAAGCGACCGCATCCGTCTCCAAGTTCTTTGTTGCTGTTCTGTCTGTGGCGCTCAAATCCTGCCATTCTTGCGATGGTTTCACGGGTGATGGCCTCGCCGTTTGCTAATTGGTTTGCTCTTATCTTTCCTACGGGTGTACCACAGTCACCCCATCCGTTTTCCTCTGCCCAACGCAGGGCAACCTTTGCATTTTCTTTGGCGGCTTCTGGGTAGTCATCATAACTTTCAAATTTCTGTCGGCTTTCCCATTTGCTGTAACACACGGCAGCGGCTTGTTCTTGTTCCATGCCCTCGCCAATCATATATGGAATGCAACGCCCGATGAACTCCTCTTCGCTTTCTTTCGCACCGGGTTCAACAAACTGCTGTGAAAACAGCATGAAGTCCTTTTGTATGGCAGGGCGGTCAACGAGAGACACAAAGTCAACCCCGGTATCGTCATCCTCATTAACTACAATTTTGTAAACTGGCAAATCCATACTAATAAAAGTAGTTTTATACAACGCTGGTATTTCTTAATCTACGGACACGGGTTTGGGTTTTGGTGATGTCACCCTCAAGCACGTACACTCTACCCATCCCACCGAACTGCTGTTCATCGGGAAGAGTACCGCCAGCCGTTGGAGCAAGTGCAGGAGCAGATGGAACGGAAACTCTACCACCGCCACCGCCAGCACCACCACTTCCGCCACCTTTTAAAATAGCTTTAGCACGTGATACTGCACCAAGTACAGCAGCAATTTGTTGAGCGTAAAATATCGGGAATGCATAAGGAGCAGCAGGGCCAGTTCCAGCAGCACCTTTTTGCGCGATATCCAAACCCTGTGCAAAACCTACACCCGTTTTGATTGCTATATCAAGCAATGCCGCTGCTTTTGCTGCATCGCTACCCTCTTTTAAAATGCCTTGCAATGCTGCCAAGCTATCATATGTAGCTTGCAATGTTTTTTCCTGAAAATCAATTTTTGCTTCTTCTGCGGCTTTTTTATTTGCGGCATCCTTATCGTAAATCTCTTTTTTCTTTGCCGCGATTTGCAGTTCTAAATCAACCGTGCTTTGCCCGTAATCTTTTGCGTTCTGCAACTGCGCTTCTAATCGTTGCAATTCAAGTGCTGCAAATTCATCAGCACTTGCATTTTGTTGGGTTAAACGCAATTGCTCGCCCTTGTAAAATTGGTCTGTCGCAGAAACGGTGTCGGATATTTCTTTGTCGGTTAATTCCTTGCGCTTGTTTTCAAAATCTTCCTGCTGTTTTAACCTTTCATCCTGAGCCTTTTGTTCGATGTCTTTTATCTTTTTATCATGTTCGATTTTCGCATTGACTTCCAGAACCGCATATCTGTCTTTGATGGCTTGCCTTGCTGATGCAGTTAAATTCTCTTGTCTCAGGTCATTTGCTTTGGCAACCTTTAAACGCTCTAAATCGTTGTTATATTTGATGTCAGCCAGCGCACGTTCATCTTTGGCGTTCAGTTCTAATTGCTTGCGCCTTTCCTCTGCTAAATCTTGCAGTGCCTTGCGCTCGTTTTCTATATTCTTTTTGTAGTTTTCCTGCGCCTTTGCTGCTGCTTCCTTTGCTGCTTCTTCATCTTCCTTTTTCTTTTTCTCATCCTGTTGTTTTACAAATTTATTGTATTCAATGGTGAGGACTTTTTGCTTGTTTTTTAGGTCATTGAATTGCTTCCATTCATCATCGGTTAATTTCCCCTTTGTTTTAAAGGTTTCGCGCAAGATGTTCAACTCATTTTCAGCCTGCCGTTTTTTGAGTTCGTAAACCTCTTTTTCTTTGCCACCCAATGCGGTCAAAATTTCAATCTGCCTGCCCAATTCCTCATTGCTTTTTGTAGTGGCTTTTTCCATTTTTTCAAGGTCACGCTCAGCCTGTGAAGTGATGCCCAGAAAATCAGTAATTGCGGTAACAACTTGTCCAATCCCTTTTGCCAAAAAGCCAAAAGGTGATTTCATTATCCACTCAGATACCTTTTCAAAATTAGCCAACAACAAACCAACACCAACGGCAAGCGCACCGATACCGGTTGCTATCAATGCACCGCGAAGAGTTGTGAATGCCTTTACAACTGGACCTTTTATTTTAGTAGCAAGCGCACCAAATGAATTCTGCATTTGCATCAATTGGTCAACACCTTGCGCAAATGCCATTGCGCCTTGAACTTTTAATAAAGCCTTTTGTACATCTTCACTCTCACTACCAAACAAAACCATTGCGCCCTGTGCCGCTTGTATACCGCCCGCCAAACCTTTGACAACTGTTCCAATGGCTGCGAACTTATCGGGATTTAACGCAGCAACACGCTGGTTGAAATCTTCCATTTGGTCTTTGAGTTCCGCAACCCGTTTAGTTGCTGCGATTGCTTCAGGAGACAGCGCACCAAATTTCTGTGCAAGTGCAACAGCTTCGTTGGTTGCTTCCCTGATTTGCGCTTTTAAGGATTTAACGCTTTCTGTGCCTTTGGTTTTGGCTTCTAAATTTATTGCTACCGTTGTTTGTGCCATTTTATTTTTCTGTTAATATCCACCAATTTTCGCCATCACTGACAATGAGGTGAGTTGACCTATTTGTACCCATATTATGCGTTGCGCTTCCATCAATTGTTTGGTCAGCATACGGGTCAATTGTTATATTGTTAGATGACCCATTTTTATAAATCCAAAACATTTTGCCATTACAAGTGGTTGCATCAGGCAAATTGAAAGTAACCGCATTTGTTGTTCCTACAATGTAAATATCATAATTCAAATCAGCAGTAACCGTTGCGCTTGTGGTTTTTATAATTCTGTTAGTGCCAAAATTATAAGGGTTGAACTGCTGACCTTGTATCCATACCTCATTACACCCAACCGAACCCGATGGTGCGGTTCCAATCACAATGCTGTCATCACATAGGAAAGTTACGCCACTGGTTGCAAAGGCTGAATTTCGCAATCCGTAATTGCTTACTGCATTTGCAACAACAACCCCATCACCTGCCTGATTGAAATTGCCTATATTTATGCCACGCTGATTGATTGTTTTATTTGAAGTTCCACCGCCCTCTGGATCGTATTCCGTTTGTCCGCCACCGCTTTGAGTTCCACCACCGCCAACGCTTCCAGTTGTTGCGCTGAAAGTCACGCCCGATTTAAGGAACAGAAACTCACAGATGTTGACCGATGGATTAACGGGGTCATAGTCCTCAATTTTATTTAGCCTGAAATAGTTGTTGTCAAAAAAATACAAGTCACGAAATGACAACTTTTCCATATCCGCAGGGGTCAGGTAAAATGCACCCTTTACTATCTTGCTATCCTTGTCGGTGATTTCCTGCAAATACTTTGACCAGTAGGCATTGAAGAGATTATTGTTTGTAACGGCTGTTCCCGGTGGCAATCCGATAAAACGGGGCATCCCGAAGTTTATATCTGTGCTGCTGGTCAACGGGTCATCCAAGTGACCCATAAACGGATATTTAGTTTTTACCGCTCCTGCTGGTGGGTTGAAACTCCAAGAGCCATTGCGTACCAAATAACCTGCACAGGTTTTGGCCTTGTATTGCAATATCCTTAAATCACCGGATTTTGTCTTGCCATCATTTGTTGCAATCTCTGGCAGATACTTGTCTGTTTCCTGTTCTGGCTTTACAATGATGGTCGGCACAAATCCTATCTCAATTTTCTTTTCATCTTTTACAAAATCGTTTTGCACCAATATCTGGCGGTCACCGTATGTACGGCTATAATCCTCTTTGTAGTATTTGTTGCCTTCATCCTCACCGTCTTTGTAGGTAAATAAATACCTACCTGCATCCAACTCTCCCATTGGTGTGATTTCAAGCGGTTGCAATAGGTCGCGTTTCTTTGTCCAATCGCGCACGGTTGTGGTGTAAAAATCTTCACGTGGCAGGATGACAAGTTGTTTGTCAATTTCAGTGGCTTCAACGTACAGATTAAACATTGTGAAAATCCACCGCATAAATTCACGCTGTTTGGTTTCAACGCCTGTGAAAAATCCACCGAAATCCATTGTGTCATCATAGGCGTATGAACTCTCAACCACAAAATTATAAAACGATGTATTGGCCGTCAAGGTTACTTGTGCGCCTGAAATAAATGCACCGATACCGCCCTGCCTTACACCATACCAATGCACAACAACTTCATCATTTTTTTGCAGTTTGATATTTTGAAAACGCACATAGTCATTTATTGTCGCTGTGCCTGCTGCGGTGTTTGTAGTCCAAACTCCTTTTTCCTGAACAACCACGCCATTGACAAATAATCTAAACCACAACTTATCTTGCGCCCCTGCCGTTGCTGTTAACCCGGTTGCACTGCCATCTAAATAGATTGTAAAATCATAACCTTGCGAATAAAAGCCATTTGTAAATTCCGATGTGCCTGTGTTCCATTGGTTTGACGGGTCAAGTATTTCGGTAGGAAAAAGCATCTGTGTGGATGTGTTTCCAAATGTTACACTACCACTGAACTTTGCTTGAAATTGTCTATCTAATATATTTTGTTCGCTTAATATCGGTGTTTTTGTAGGGCAAGGAACCACCAATCTTTTGAACTGCGCTGAATTGAAAAACGAACCGCTGGTATATGAATACCCCGTACCGCTAAAAATTGCATCTACAACTGTTTTCGCGTACAAATAAGGGGTCATATTATCGGTGTAAAGTGTTTGATAATCGGCATATTGCCCGTTATCTATCCACCCGTAAACGTAACCCTCACCAATTGGCGCGCCACCGCTGAAGTTTACATACCCAGATGACCCGTTTTTTACTATCGAGGTGTCCCAACTATTGAATATATTGGTATCGCTTATGATGTGATTGTATGCGGTAAAGTCCAAATCGGAAAGTTTGGCATCGGCAACCTTTGCAAATAGGTCGGCCAACTCCCCGTGCATTGAGCATTCGTACTCTATTTGATTGAAATCATTGACCTTTATGCCTAACAAACGGATAAAGCCCTGTATCTGGGTGACCTCATCCACTTGCAAGATTGCATCGGCTTTGAGATTCGGGTTGAAATCCGGGTTGAAGTTGGTGGCCGATGTATTGCGGATGCTTAAGTTCAAATCAAACAAGTGGGTAAACAGCTTGTTGTTTGCCTTTGTGCCGGGCAGTGTGAATGTCTTTGACCAATCCGATGAGCGGCTTTCGGGTTCCCGAATATCGGCAATGGATTTGTTAATCAGGATTCCAAAATCACTTGGCAGGTCCACCGATACTCCACCGCATACAAGCCTTACGTTGTTCATGCGTTTTGTAGCCTTTCAGGTTCAGTATATTGGACAGTTATTTTCAAGTTGTTCGGGCCATCAACGTAATCAAATACCTCATAACTTGTCTCTACTATGTTCACGGGTATGCTACCCAAAAAGACAACCGGGCTGGCAATCAAATCTTGCAGCCATTCAAATTCTGTTTCAGTTAGCCAATTGGTGTTCAATGTCACCTCTTTGGTTTTTTCTACTGCATAATTTGTCAGCCCGTGTTTACTGGTATCGTATGCATAGGTGTTACCTGACAGCGTGTAATTGTTCCGTTTGAATTGCTTTCTGCTGATGTTGTATTTGTCTTTTGATGCCATGCTGCAACGCACACTTTCAAATCCACCGAGAGGGTTTAAGAAGTTTAGATATTGTGGCAGATATTTTGAGCATTCCTCAACGATATCAAATCGGTAAAGTTCACTTCCAGCGTTCCCGATTGAGTTCTGTATTTGAATGGTGTAATATGATGTGTTGCTTGGGATGACATTGCCTGCCGTTCCGCTGTCCAATTCACCTGAGGTCAGCGCATTGAGTTGCACGGGACCACATCCGAACCTAACCATAAATTGTGATAAGTCCGAAACACTTGCAACCCACGGCAGTTTAATTACTGATGTCGCGATGGCTGTGCCTGCGGAATTGTAGGCAATTATCTTCGGTGTGGCATCATAACCCAATAACAAAAAGTGCAGATAATCGTATTGTGAGGTTGTCACCCTGCGTGTACGTACACGGGTGAGAAATTTGGGCGTACTGGATGGCACATCAATTTTGTAAGTGGCTGCGGTTTCGCTTCCATATAAATCAAACAATCCGTTCCACGCATACTTACCCGTGTCGCTGGTCAGGTTCAAATACTCCGTTCCACCATATTCTTCACCAAACTCTATCGAATAACCAATGTAGCTATTCAGGCATTTGGTCAGCGTTCCTAAATTCTGTGTGAAATCGTATGTCACATAGTTTTGCAAAACCCTGCTGATGTTAAAGACACCCTTATCGGTAGTCCCGTGAAAAATCGGTGCTTTCAGTTTTGCAATGATTGTGCCAGCTTCGTTCTTTACAACCGCCACAAATTTAAAGTTACTCTGTGCGTAGTTAGTGGAAGTTACCACATAGGAAATATCGGAATAAACGGGAGCAATATCGTTTGGCTCCGTGTTGATAGTTATTGCCATTACCTATAAAAGTACCTATTGCGTTACCTCGGTAGTCACATAGGCGGTCAGGCGCAACCCGGTCAAATCGGACAGCTTCTGCGCGATGGTGTCCACGTTTTGTTGCGTCAATACATCGGAAATAAAATTACTGCCTTTGTAACCAAAGCGCTGGATTGTACCTTTGCTGTGAATTTTACGGGCAATAGCAATAGCCATTGATTTGCGCCTTTCAAGCACAGTTTGTTTGCTTTCTCCTTTGGATTGTCTTACCTGAATGCCTTTTGCAGATATCCATTGTTCCAAACTTTGAGCCAGTGTTGGTTTGCTTGCAGTGGTTGTTTTGGTCGGCCCTCTTCCATTTTCTACCCATTGCCAATAATCAGCCATTGATATTTTAAGTTCAATGCCCTGTGGCGTTACATTTGGGAAATCGGCTTGAATGCTTTGTATAAGGTTATTTGTTGCCTTAACTTTTTTATCACGCGCGGATTGTTTCAGTTTGTCAATTATGACTTGCGCCACAAATACCATAGCATCACCAAGCACCGTGCCACCCATATTTGCGGTGGCTTCATCTATGCCAATCTTTGGTAACAACGCATCGAGTTTGGC